TTATCTCTTAATAAATTATCAAATGTCCACTTTGTAGGTGATGCTCTCTCAGCAAGGGGTATTACAGTAAGTGGGGCACAAGGAACTTATGTAGCTGAAAATATTTTAGAATACAACGCAATATGAATAAAGACGAAGAAAAAAGACTTAAAGAAGCACAAGCTGTAGACGAACAAAATAGACTTCGTGGAAAAGAAAATTTCCCTAAAACAAAACGTTTAAAAACACCTGATGGGACTATAGCGTATTATTGGGATGGTAAACTTCATAATTGGGAAGGACCAGCACTTATTCCAGAAGGTAATAATAGGTTAAGAGAATATTATATTTACGGGTTTAAACACACTGAAGAAGAGTGGAAAGAAGCTAAACGTAGTGGTAAGGGGATGCCATGGTATAAAGACCCAAGATTTAAAGCAAGACAAGCAGGATAAAATGAAAATAGGTTTTTGTGGAACAATGAGTGTAGGTAAAACTACACTAGTAAAAGCACTTCAGGAAATCCCTGAATTAAAAGATTATAAATTTGCTACTGAACGCAGTCAGTATCTTAATTCATTAGGTATTCCATTAAATCATGAGACTACTATTGAAGGCCAAACTATATTTTTAGCAGAACGCGTAACGGAGCTTATGCAACCAAATATAGTTACAGATAGAACTATTATTGACGTAATAGCATTTACAAAATGTGCTAGAAAAACTAGTTATATTGATGGGGATGCTTTTGAAGAGTATGCTAAACGTTTTATCTATTTATATGATTACATGTTTTATATTTCTCCTGAAGGGATAGAAATGGAAGATAATGGTGTAAGAGAAACGGATTTAGACTATAGAAAAGAAATCGATGAAGAGATTCAAAAACTGATTTTTAAACATCGCCCTGTTTGCCATACAATTAAAGGTTCTACTGAAGAACGAATTAAACAAATACTAAAAACAATAACATTCTAATTATGAAATTATTTAAATGGATATTAGGGCTATTTGCAGTACTTGGGGGTGCCGCTGCAGTAGCTTCTACACAAAAGAAAAAAGAGCACACTAAAAAGGTTAAAGAAAACCAAAACAAAATTAAAAAAGTCCAAGTAAAGACTAAAAAAGTTCAAGCTGATAAAAAAGTAGTTAAAGACAAAATTACTCAGCAAAAAAAAGTAGTTAATAAAACTAAAACTAAAGTTAAACCAACTACTAATGCTAAAAAAACTACTAGCGATTTTAAGAAAAAATATAGAACTAAAAAATGAAACACATATTAACCACATTAATGTTATGTGTATCTAGTTTAGGTTTTTCACAAGATACTCTTCAAATTCCAGCATTGGAACTTGAGGAGTTTTTCTTGGCTTTAGATACACTTGAAACTCAAGACTCAATTAAAACAGTCCTAATTACAGAGCTAGAAAAGCAAATAGCATTTCATAAAGAGTTAAACGACCATAATGATCTCCTTCTTCGTTATAGAGATGAAGAAATTGAATTACTAAATGAACAAATAAATCTGCATCTAGATTATATAAACTCTGTAGATAAATGGTATAAAAAACCATGGGTAGGTGTTGTAGGTGGTTTTGTAGGTACTATAGTTTTAATAAATACTATAGAATATACACTGCCTGATTGATTTTTATATATTTATTATTGTTAACACCAAACATTGTGCACAATGAACAAAAACGAAATTAAACAAATTATACTTGAAGAAATCGAAGCTGTTATAAAAGAACAGACTGAAGATGAAAGAATTGCTCAAGCTATGGAAACTGGCGACGAAGATGAATTAGAAGCCCTAGCAATGGGAGCCTTAGATCGCGCTGAACAAATGGCAGCAGATTCTCGTCCTGAAGACGATGAAATAACCCCTCCAGGTATAGAAGACATGTCACCAGATTCTATGTTTGGTGAAGATCCATCATATGTTGAAGAAGAAGAGTTATCTGAAATGGCTCGTACATCTAATGTATTCAAACTTAAAGATGGTGCTGGTTTAAAAGATGTTCTCCAATTCATGCAACGTGTAAATAATGTTCTTAAAACATATAAATCACCAGGACAAAAACGTCCTAAAAAGCGTTTTACACCTGAAGAAATGAAAGCATTAGCTACAGCAATGGTTAACCCAGATGGATTTACTTCCAAAGACATTATTGCTAACACTTCATATAACAGTCCTGCACAAGCAAATAAATTTTTAAAAGCACTCGAAATGAAGGGTTTAATTACCTTAACTTCACAGCTTAAAAAATCAATGGAGCCAACTCGTGACCCAAATGCTCCTGAAACTAGAGGTAGAAAGAGAAGAGACGCAGAATTTGACATATCAGATGATCCAAGGGCGGATTTAGATGCCTTAGGCTTAGGAGGTAGTATTGATATAAGCGACCCATTAGCAGAAAACACAAACACCATGAGTGAATTAGAAAAATATATTAAAAAAGTAATCAAAGAAGCTAAAAACCCATTAGCCGCTAAGATGAAAGAAATTGAAACCCAAGGACGTAAAGCAGCTCTTGAAACTAAAATAGCAGCAATTGCTGAAATGATTGATGAAACTAATCAACGTTTGACTCGTATTGATGAGGATGAAGAATTTAGAGAAATGATGGATAAGGGTAAAGTTAAAGATATCCGTAAACAACTTAAAGAGCTTGAAAAAGCCCAAGCTAAACTTCAAAAAGAATATGGTAAAGTTTCTGGTGGAATGAAAAAACCTAAAGTAGTTGATGAGGATACTCCTGTTGATGAAGATATGGGTGGATATGAACCTCAAGATGGTGGAACTGATCCTGATGGATACTCAGCAGCAGCTGTTGGTGAAAATTCTGTAGAAGCCGCTATAGATGAAGTTGAATTAGAAGAAGATGATTTTAAATTAAATGAGTCAGTTAAACGTATGCAAAAATTAGCTAACCTTAAAGGTTAAACCAATTATATACTAAAATTAGGGGACCAATAGGTCCCCTTTTTATTAGTATGTATATACGATGGCAGACATTAAAGCAATTATAAAACAGGAATTTGTTAAATCAGCAAGCGATCCTGTTTATTTTATGAAAAAATATTGTTGGATTCAACATCCAACAAGGGGTCGTACCCAATTTAATCTATACCCATTCCAAGAAAAGGTACTAGGATTATTATCTAAACATGATAAATCCGTAATTCTAAAATCAAGACAGCTTGGTATTTCGACACTCTCAGCAGGTATAGCTCTACACATGATGTTATTTCAAAAGGATAAAAATATCCTTGTAATAGCAACAAAGCAAGAAACAGCTAAAAACCTAGTAACTAAAGTACGATTTATGTACGATCAGTTACCCAGTTGGTTAAAATTACCCACAGTAGAGAATAACCGACTGTCACTGCGACTTAAAAATGGATCCCAAATTAAAGCAGTATCAGCAGCCGGTGATGCTGGTAGATCAGAAGCCATTTCACTTCTAGTAATTGATGAGGCTGCGTTTATTGAAGAAAACAGAATTGAAGAGATTTGGGGTTCAGCCCAACAAACACTTGCAACTGGTGGTAGAGCAATTGTATTATCCACACCAAATGGTACGGGTAACTGGTTTCACCGAATGTGGACTAAAGCACAAGATGGTACTAGTGGTTTTACCCCCATTAGATTACCCTGGACTGTACACCCAGAACGAAGCCAAGAATGGCGGGATAAACAGGATGATGAGTTAGGGGATAGAATGGCAGCACAAGAGTGCGATTGTGATTTTACAACCTCTGGTGATACAGTATTTCCTCCTGAATTATTAAACTATATAGAAACTACAACTTTAAAAGAACCCCTTGAAAAACGTGGTATGAATCAAAGTTTATGGGTTTGGGAATATCCGGATTATTCAAGAAAATATATGGTTGTAGCTGACGTAGCAAGAGGTGACTCAAAAGACTACTCAGCGTTTCATATTATAGATATAGAAACATGTACCCAAGTTGCTGAATTTAAAGACCAAGTCCAAACAAAAGACTTTGGCAGAATCTTATATAATATAGCAAATGAATACAATAAAGCATTGTTAGTAATTGAAAATGCAAATATAGGATGGGCTACTATACAAGAAGTAATTGATATGGGCTATGAAAATCTATATTACAGCCCTAAAGACGAAAAATTTGCTCGCGATGCCGAGGCATATATTGCTAAAGGATATGATTTAGTAGACAAATCTAAAATGGTACCTGGATTTACAATGTCTTTACGTACTCGACCTTTAACAATTGCTAAATTAGATGCATATATTAAAGAAGAAAGCATGCATATTCAATCTAGACGCACACTTGACGAATTACGCACATTCGTGTGGAAAAACGGCAGACCTGAGGCCCAAACGGGATATAATGACGATTTAATAATGTCGTTAGCAACCGCGTGTTACGTGCGAGATACGGCGCTTAAATTTGCACAACACGGTGTAGA